TGAGGAAGTCCGTGAGAGCATCAAGCGCATAGCGGACACAGAGCACTTCTACCAGTTCAAGCTACGAGAGGGCGATGGCGCTGACGAGTTAGTCCAGCAGGTCAAGATGATGGCTACTGTCTACGGTTGTCAGTTCGTCATGGTCGAGCCCATTCAAGACACAATAACCACAGCCTCGGAGAACAGCAAAGAGAGCGAGCTGGCACAACTAGCCATCCGCTTGTCTAAGGTCGCCGCTGAGTACAACGTTGGCATCATCACGATTGCCCACACGAACGAGAACGGCGACGCTAAATACTGCAAGATGCTATCCCAGCGGGCCTCCGTTGTAGTTGACCTGCACAGGGACAAGGACGCTGAGAACTCTATTGACCGCAATACCACGAAACTGATGATAACAAAGAACCGCCCGACGTCTGAAGAAGGCTTTGCGGGGGAGATGGCGTTCAACCTGGACACCTTCACGCTGACGCCATTATAGGAGACAACATGAAGATCGTATTCGACATCGAGACCGATGGGCTCTTGAACAAGCTTACCAAGATCCACGTGTTCTCGTGGTCTGTGGTGGGCTCAGGTGTAGTACAAAGCACTAGCGACCTCAGCACCATTCAGGAGATCCTACACAGGGCCACCACAATCGTGGGCCATAACATCGTAGCCTTCGATCTACCCGCACTACAGATGTTCGACATCTACACGGATGCCCCGATCATCGACACCCTGCCGCTCTCTTGGTACTTAGAACCAACGCGCGGTCGTCACGGCCTAGGAGACTGGGGCGTAACAGTGGGTGTGCCTAAGCCTGTAGTGGACGACTGGGACAGCCTGTCCTATGAGGACTACAAGCATCGCTGTGAGGAAGACGTCAAGATCAACCTAGAAGTCCTGTCAATCCTAGAGCGCAAGCTGCATAGGCTATATGGGGACGACCAGAAACGGATCACAGACTACCTCACATTTAAGATGCAATGTGCACGTGACCAAGAGGTCTACGGCTGGCGCTTGGATGTGCCGAAGGCTCAGGCCCTACAATCAACCCTGCGACAACTGAAGGAGACATCAGAACTAGAGCTCTCAGCAGCTATGCCCAAGAAGCCTATCACCAAAGTGATGAACCCGCCAAAGATAATGCGCAAGAAAGATGGCACGTTATCCTCCCGAGGCGAGGCTTGGTATCAGCTTATAAAAGACAGCCACATGCCAGCATATACCATGCAGCCCATAGTGGTCTTGGTGGGCAATGAACCTGGTAACCCTAGCTCGCACCAGCAAGTTAAGGACTGGCTCTACGACCTAGGCTGGAAGCCGCAGACGTTTAAGTACGTCCGTGGTGAGAGCTTTAAGGAGGAGCGTAAGATCCCACAGCTACGGGATGGCGCTGACCTTTGCCCAAGCGTGCTAGCACTCGCTGAGCAAGAGCCCTCAATCAAACTGCTAGAGAACCTCACGGTAGCCACACACAGGCTTGGCGTGGTCAACGGTTTCCTAGAGCGTGAGGTCGACGGGTGGCTGGCGGCAGGTATCTCAGGCCTGACGAACACCTTCCGATACAAACACAGGAAGCCACTAGTTAACCTCCCAGCGCTGGACAAGCCTTGGGGTGCTGACATCCGTGGTTGCTTGGTTGCACCGGAGGGTGAAGTGCTAATCGGTTGCGACATGGTTTCCCTCGAGGACACCACGAAGCGCCACTACATGCAACCGATCGACCCTGACTATGTAGCCACCATGGCAGCAGACGGGTTCGACCCTCACCTGGATCTCGCAAAGCACGCGGGCGCCGTAACACAGGACCAGATAGACCAGCACGCTGCAGGCACTATCAACCTCAAGGTGATCCGCAGGGCTTACAAGACGGTCAACTACAGCGCCGTCTATGGCGTAGGCCCAGCTACCCTGTCTCGGATAACGGGGCTAACCTCCAAGGAGTGCAAGGGACTAATCGACGCATATTGGGAACGCAACTGGGCGGTCACTAAGGTCGCAGAAACAAGAAAGGTACGAGAGATCAAAGGCGAGTCCTGGATATACAACGATGTATCCGGCTTCTGGCACAGCCTACGCTCCGAAAAGGATCGGTGGTCAACCACAGCACAGAGCACCGGCGTCTACTGCTTCGACCAGTTCGTCATGCTGGTCAAGGCTGCTGGTGAGAAAGTCATCGGACAATTCCATGATGAGATCATTGTGGCCACTGATGACAAAGACAGAACCGAGCGCGTCCTTGCGGAGAGCAAAGACAAGCTAAATCACAAAATGAAACTCAACGTCCCGCTAGGCGTAGACTACGCAGCGGGCAACAACTATGCGGAGATCCACTAATGTCTAAAGGTACAACAACGCTCATCGGCATGATCGGCTATGTAGAATACGCACGCGTGTTCAAGGAGAACATGGACGACAGTGACTACCACGTGAAAACACAGGGCCAGTACAACGTGAACTTCTACCCTGAGAGCACGGAAGGCTTCGAGGACTACTTCGAGGCTGGCGCACCAGTGTCCTCTATGGGCCACGACACCATCAAGGTCGGCAACCCAGAGCTGGGCACGGGCAAGTTCCTGAAGCTCAAGCGCCCCAACCTGCACGCGTTCGCAGAGAAATGGGGCGGCCCTCCCACTGTATTCGACTTCCGCGAAGGCGTGAGCATGAAGAAGTGGGACTTCGCTGCAGACGGTGAAGTAGGCAACGGCTCGAAGGTCATCGCCAAAGTGTCTGTCTGGACTGACGGCAAGAAGTCCATCCAGCGTCTTGAGAAGCTCGCAATCCTTGAGCTGGTCGAGTACACTGGCGGCACGGGCGGCGATGTTGACATGGACTCCTTCTGATGCGGATCCTGATCGACGGCGACATCCTGACCTATCGGGCTGCGTTTAGTTGTGAGGACCAGCCGCTAGAGGACGCCTGCGACAAGATCGACGAGATGGTCGAGGACGTCGTAGAGGCTATATCCTTCGGCGGCGACGATGGCATCTGCGAGATGTTTATCACGGGCAAGGGCAACTTCCGCTATGACGTCCAACCCACCTACAAGCAGAACCGTTCTGGCAAGCCTAAGCCACAGCACCTGGAGGCCCTGAGGGACTACCTGATCGAAGCCTACGATGCGAAGGTATCTGTGGGCCAAGAGGCAGACGATGACATCACCATCCGGGCCACACAGATAGGCCCTAGTGCTACCATCGCCTCTATCGACAAGGACTTCCTTCAGGTCCCTTGCTGGCACTACAACCTAAACAAGGGGACACTGACTGCGGTCAATGAGCTAGACGGGCTTCGGTTCTTCTACACTCAGATCATCATGGGCGACACCGCCGACAACGTGTTCGGCATCAAGGGCGTTGGTCCAGTGAAAGCCGGCAAGCTCCTAGCTGCGGCCACCACAGAACGTGAGTTCTACGACGTCTGCGTTGCTGCCTACAATGGCGACGCGGGTAAGGTCCTAGAGAACGCACGCCTGCTGTGGCTACGCCGAGAGGAGGGCCAAACGTGGGAGCCACCAGAGGCAAGCTAAGGAAGTCGGCTCTCAAGGCTGGCTTCCGCTCAGGCTTGGAACATGACAATGCAAAGCACCTAGACGCGCATAACATCAGCTACCAATATGAAAAGCTCAAGGTGGCGTTCGTACCTAAGCCACGCCACTACACACCAGACTTCCAGATGTCTAACGGCATCATAGTAGAGACCAAGGGTCGTTTTCTCCCTAGCGACCGCGCCAAGCACCTGCTGATTAAGCAGCAGCACCCAGAGCTAGACATCCGTTTCGTCTTCAGCCACAGCGGCCAGAGGCTATCCAAGGTGTCCAGACAGACCTATGGTGGTTGGTGTACACAACACGGGTTCCTTTACGCAGACCGGTTGATACCTGTCGAATGGATGAAAGGAGGTGATCTTGCCATCTAGTTCACCAAGAGCCTGTAGTAGGGCTGGGTGTTCTGCTCTATCGTGTGGTGACGACAACTGCCTGGACAAGAGGCAGGCCACACACAGACCAAAAGAGGACAAAGACCCACACGATCGTGGGAGCCTATCAAGGACCAAGGCCTACAGCACCGCAAGGTGGCGTAAGCTCAGGGAGGCTCAGATGTCTAGGGCACCACTATGCCAAAGGTGTCTGAGCTTCGACCTTGTTACCATAGCGGCGGACGCCGACCACCAGATCCCACACAAGGGTGACGCAAAACTGATGTGGAACGCAGGCAACCTGCAGTCTCTCTGCAAGTCCTGCCACAGCTGGAAGACGCAAGAGGAAGCTAGTGGGGTCTACCATGACTTCCGGGGCTTCGTTTGCTGATTTATTGGCATGTGAAAAGTTTCAT